TAAAAAAGCACAAATGAAGTCAGCTGGAATAACCAAAGGTGACCCTATCGCATCTCTAGCATTTGGCTTAGAAAAAGATGTTGATCGCCTTGGTAAAGAAAACGATAAAGAAGAAGCTGACATTGCTGGCCAGGAGCTTGTTGACAAGTATCACAGTCAAGAACTTGACGCACTTAAAAAGTCTTTAGCTGATTTACTTAAAAAATAGCCAAATAATTTGACTCTCTTGTAAACGGTGCTATAATTACTAGTATCGTTTAAAGGAGAATCAAACATGTCAACAGTTTTTACAACAGAACAACAAGCAAAACTAAAAAATCTTATCAGCGAAGGTCTAGGTGTTATGACCGAAGTTGAAACTCTTCAAGGTGGACTTAAAGACACAGTGAAAGCAGTAGCAGAAGAACTAAACGTTAAGCCAAGTATATTAAATAAAGCATTAAGAATAGCATACAGGTCAGAATTCCAACAAGAACAAGCTGATCACGAAACACTAGAAACAATATTGACTACAGTTGGCCGTACTTTATAGTGAATAAGTTTTGTAAGATGTGGATAGACAGCTATCACCGTGATCCTATTGCATTTTATTTTGAACAATGTAGTTTAGTGTTTACAGTAGTTGCAAGTTTATACCTAGCGATACACGCAGATGCACCAAATATGATGATAGTATATCCAGGATTTTTTATAGGGTCAGTTTCAGCAATTATTGCTTACTGGCGTAGACAAATACCAACACCAATGATACTAACCACATACTTTGCTGTAGTAAATATATTTGGTTATGGAGTTGCCGCTGGTTGGTGGTAACAGGTTTCGCTCACCTAAGAGCATGTAGAAGGTTAATCAGCCATAAATGATTAGGAAAAATGATAATAAAGAATACAAACATATTAGAAGTCTCACAACCTATTCAGGTTGACAATGCCCCCATTCAGAGTGTAAAATACTATAAACAACAAGGGAATACATGAGTTATATAGACGCACTATTTGATCGCAATGGCGACAAAATACATATCGTAGAAAGAATTAACGGAGAACGTAAGTTCACTGAGTTTCCTGCTAGCTACGTATTTTATTACGAAGATCAAAAGGGTAAATATAAGTCAATTTATGGAACACCAGTAAGTCGTTTTGCTACACGTTCAGCTAAAGAGTTTCATAGAGAAGTTAAGATACAAAGTGATAAACAACTATTTGAAAGTGATATCAATCCTGTATTCCGTTGTTTAGCAGATAACTATCAAGGTGTTGATGCACCTAAACTTAATGTAGCATTCTTTGATATTGAAGTTGACTTTGATCCTGAAAAAGGGTATAGTCGTCCAGATGATCCATTTAATCCAATAACAGCAATTTCAGTATATCTAGATTGGATGGACAAGATGGTTACATTAGTATTACCTCCCAAAGGTATGAGTTGGGAAGAAGCTGAAAATACATGTAAAGAGTTTAGTGATACATTCTTGTTTGAACGTGAACAAGATCTATTAGGGACTTTCTTAGATCTAATTGAAGATGCTGACATACTTAGTGGTTGGAATAGTGAAGGTTATGATATTCCGTATTGTGTTAATAGAGTAACTAAAGTGTTATCAAAAGATGATACTAGACGTTTTTGTTTATGGAATCAACTACCTAAGAAACGTGAGTTTGAACGCTTTGGTGCAAGTAACTTAACGTTTGATACTATTGGTCGTGTACACATGGATTACATGCAACTGTACAGAAAGTACACATACGAAGAACGTCATTCATATAGTTTAGATGCTATTGGAGAGTATGAATTACAAGAGCGTAAAACAACTTATGAAGGTACCTTAGATCAACTGTATAACAATGACTTTAAAACATTCATAGAATACAACAGACAAGATACATTTCTACTTAAAAAATTAGATGACAAACTGAAGTTTATTGATCTAGCAAATGAACTTGCCCACGCAAACACTGTGTTACTACAAACAACAATGGGTGCTGTTGCTGTTACAGAGTCTGCTATTATCAACGAAGCACATGAACGTGGGCTTGTGGTCCCGAACAGAAGAGAACGCTTAACAGGAGAGGATACACAAGCCGCAGGTGCCTATGTAGCGTTTCCTAAGAAAGGCTTGCACGATTGGATAGGGTCAGTTGATATTAACTCACTATACCCGTCGGCTATTCAAGCATTGAACATGGGGAACGAAAGTATTGTTGGGCAACTACTACCAATAATGACTGATCGTTATATATCTGAGAAGATGGCTAAAGGCAATTCATTTGCATCAGCATGGGAAGGATTGTTTGGTAGTCTAGAATATGAAGCAGTCATGGCAAAAGAAGTAGGAACCGAAATAACAGTCCAATGGACAAATGGTGCAGAAGATACGCACTCAGGTGCTACCATATGGAAGATGATATTTGATAATAATAACCCTTGGATATTATCAGCTAATGGTACTATCTTTACATATGAAAGTGAAGCCGTTGTTCCTGGACTATTAAAACGTTGGTATAAAGAACGTAAAGAATTGCAAGCAAAAATGAGAGAGACAACAGATCTTAAAGAGCGTGCATTCTGGGACAAGCGACAACTTGTTAAAAAGATTAACTTGAACAGTTTGTACGGAGCTATTCTTAATCCAGGTTGTAGATTCTTTGACAAACGTATTGGGCAGTCAACTACCTTAACTGGTCGTGCTATTGCTAAACATATGGATGCACATATCAATGAAGCATTAACTGGCAAGTATGATCATACTGGAGATACAATTATATATGGTGATACTGATTCTTGTTACTTTAGTGCTTGGCCAGTATTAAAAGATGATGTTGAAAGCGGCAAGATGATCTGGACTAAGGAATCTGCTATACAGTTATATGATAGTTTAGCAGATTCAGTTAACGAAAGTTTCCCAGAGTTTATGAAAACGGCATTCCATGTACCTACTAAGATGGGTTCTATTATTAAAGGTGGTCGTGAATCAGTAGCTGGAAAAGGATTATTCATTACTAAGAAACGTTATGCTATAATGGTATATGATCATGAAGGTCGTCGTTTAGATACTGAGGGTAGGCCAGGAAAGATTAAAGCAATGGGGTTAGATCTAAAACGATCAGATACTCCTGTAATAATACAGTTATTCTTAAGTGACATACTTGAACAAGTACTACAGGGTGCAGAGCGTGCTGATATAATTGAAAAGATCTTAAAATTTAAACATGAATTTAAAGAAAGACCTGGATGGGAAAAAGGTACTCCTAAACGTGTTAATAACCTAACCAAGTATACTAAAGAAGAAAAACGGTTAGGCAAAGCAAATATGCCTGGGCACGTTAGAGCAGGTATGAATTGGAACACTATGCGTAGAATGAATAGTGATAATTATAGTATCAACATTGTTGATGGCATGAAGATCATTGTGTGTAAGCTAAAAGCAAATCCGATGGGCTGGACGTCAATAGGATATCCTACAGATGAACAGCACATACCTAAATGGTTTAAGGAATTGCCATTTGATGACACAGCAATGGAAGAAACAGTTGTTGATCAAAAGGTAGATAACTTACTGTCTGTGTTAGATTGGAATCTTGCCGGAGCAACACAAACAGCAAATACATTTAATAACTTATTTGAATTCTAATGAAACTTAGCGAACTAGTTTCTTACAAAACAAGTTTAGACCAATACGATTTTATTCGTAGCAGTCGAGGATTGATTAAAAAGATCAACGAAAGTCAGTCTGATATCAATAATAGTCAAGGTGTAGACAGTCAGATTAGATTTGGTGATGGAGTATATCAAGTCCAATTAGCTAGTGACCTATCCGAAGTTGAAAATAAAATTAGCGAGCTTGACGGCAACTATATTTATTATAGAGACCAAGTGAATGAACTTATCTTAGATCAAGAACAAGAATATATCACTCGCAGTGAAAAACAATTTGTAAGTCGGATTTTAAGTGAGGACTTAAAGGCAATACAAGGTAGGAAATTAACCTTAACTAGTGAACAAAAGAAACAGTTTATCTCTAGAATAAATCTTTATTCTGACTGGCGATGGCCAGGACTTATGATACGTCCACAGGATCAAAACATTGTAGAAGCTATGTGTTCCTTTGATCCTTTTTACATTGCTGATTTTTATCAAGAACTTTTAGATCCGTACATTAAAAAGTTTAATACCTTATATCAAAATAGAATACGATCATACGAGATTGCTAAATTTGTACCTAAGAGAAAAACACTAGACGTTTTCCCACAAGAACAGTTTGGATTTGCTGTAGCATACAACTTATTTGATCATTACCCTTTGTATATGATTAAACAGATGCTAACCGATGTACAAAAGATATTAAAGCCTGGGGGCACATTTTTGTTTACATTTAACAATTGTGACTTGGCTAGAAATATTCAAACATTTGAGAATGGTCAACGTAGTTATACCCCATACAGATTAATTAAACCTATACTTGATGAACTAGGATTCCGTATTGTTAACACTCAAACACAAGAACACAGTTGGTGCGAGGTACGCAAAGCTGGAACACTAACAAGCATACGTGGAGGGCAAGCAGTTGCTAAAGTTCTAAATAATGTTAAGCCTGTTGTACAAAGAGAATATACCGCTGATGTAAAAGAAAACATATACCAAGAGGCTATAGATTTAAAAATTGATTCTGAAGAAAAGATTAGAGGAGGAGCAATTGAGGTCGGTAAGTTAGAATTACGTATTAAACGTAAAAGAGAAGGAATCCGTATTCAGGAACTATCTAAGACCTTAGGTGAGCGTGTACCCTGGAGTGCAAGAAACAAAGGCTACGTTAAAGGACAACATATGCGATTCAATGGCACGAATTATATTGCCATAGTTAATGTAGCTCCAAAACAATACTTTGATCCATCAGAATGGGAATTGGTAGAATGAAAATTTCAATAAAGGTTGTATACGACCTAAATATCATGTATACTAATTACAGTAAGTTAATTTTTAATACAAGGAACGGAATATGAGAGATCATTTACTAGATTTAGTTGAACATACCTATGACCTAGGGTGTATAGACTTAGTTAAAATTACAGGAACAAGTGACAGTACTGTAATCGATGGACTAGCCGAAGATAGGTCAGTTGTTGTACAAGCGGCATTTAAACAACCAGTAGCAGAGTTTGAAGGTACGTTTGGTATGCCTAATCTAGCAAAACTTAAAGTTTTGCTAGGACTAGAGCCATACAAAAAAGATGCAAAGATTTCAATGAACAAACAAGAGCGTAACGGTGCTGAAGTACCAGTGGGATTACACTTTGAAAACCAAGCAGGAGACTTTAAGAATGATTATAGATTTATGACAACAGAAATCATTGAAGAGAAACTCAAAGTAGTTAAGTTTAAAGGTGTTGAATGGAACATAGAGTTTGAACCTACTATTGCTGGTGTACAAAGATTAAAGTATCAAGCAATGGCTAACGCTGAAGAACTTACATTTAATGCTATGAGCGAAGGTAATGATCTTAAACTAGAGTTTGGTGATCATTCAACACATGCAGGTAGCTTTATATTCCAACCAGATGTCAATGGTAAACTATCTAAAACATGGTCATGGCCTATTAAACAGTTTATTAGTATTTTAGATCTTACTGGTGACAAGACTGTACATATCTCAGATCAAGGCGCGGCACAGATCACAGTAGATAGTGGATTGGCAGTTTATCAATACATACTTCCAGCACAGAGCAAATAATGGCTAGAGTAGAACACGACGACTTAACAGTAAAGCAGAATGACTATGCTATATTTTTACCAGCATTAAGTAGTTTCTATGGCACATTCATAGGCAAACAAAGAGTGGCTAACGACTATGTTGACCCTGCGAGGATGCCTACAAAATTACCTGACATGGAAAACTTTAATTGGTTGAATAGTAAAGAAGGTGTGTTCACTTACAAGTGGTCATTATACTCAGCAGGACATGCTGACTTAGATGTTACCAGAGACAGTCCTAAAGAAGATATGGTTCGTAAAAGAGAGCCAGGTGCTTGGGTACTAGGTGACTCTGGTGGCTTTCAGATTGGTAAAGGTGTTTGGGAAGGTGATTGGAAGAATCCTAATTGTCCTAAAGCTAAAAAGAAACGTGAGCAAGTACTTGCCTGGATGGATGCTTATATGGACTATGGTATGATTTTAGATATACCAGCGTGGGTTTGCCGTAGTCCAGAAGGACGTAAAGCAACAAACATTAATAGCTATGAAGAAGCAGTTCAGGGTACTTACATTAACAATGATTACTTTATTAATAATCGAACTGGTAGATGTAAGTTCTTAAACGTGTTACAAGGTGAGAACCACACACAAGCAGAAGATTGGTATCAACGTATGAAGAAGTACTGTGATCCAACTCAATACCCAACTAATCACTTTAATGGTTGGTCAATGGGTGGACAAAATATGTGTGATATACATTTAGTATTACACAGATTAGTTACTATTATACATGATGGATTACTAGAAGAAGGCAAGCAAGATTGGATGCACTTCTTGGGCACAAGTAAACTAGAGTGGGCTACGTTATTAACAGATGTACAAAGATCAGTTAGAAAGTATCATAACCCTAATTTTACAATATCATTCGATTGTGCGTCACCGTTCCTAGCTACCGCAAATGGTCAGATCTATACAGATGTTGAAACTGAAGATCGTAAGAAATGGGTTTATAGAATGCAACCTACTGCTGATAATAAAAAGTATGCTACTGACACTAGACAGTTTAGTCAAGGTGTATTAGCAGACGGGTACCATACTAGTTTTAAAGACTCACCAATAAGCCGTAACTTAGAGATGAAAGATATTTGTATCTATAAGCCAGGTGACTTAAATAAAAATGGCAAAGAAGGTAAGACATCATGGGATAGTTTTAGTTACGCAATAATGATGGGGCATAATGTTTGGCAACATCTTAATGCAGTACAAGAAGCAAACAGACAGTATGATAGTGGTAAGTATCCTGCAATGCTAATACAAGAAACATTTGAGACAGTTACCTTCAGAGATGTATGTGATGCTATATTTGGTGCTAAAACTAAAGAAGAATCGATGGCCGTTATTGAACATTACAGTAAGTTTTGGATGAGTATTATTGGTACCAGGGGAGCAATTGGTAAGAAAACAGTGAATTCAGGTACTATGTTTAACAACTTGTTTGATGAGGGCGATGTAGTAGAAGTAGAAGAAGCTGAAGTTACATTAGATGAGGACAAACTAGATAAACTTGAGATGGAGGAAGTATGAACGAATTAAGTCATTTAACAGCACTTGAATTGAAACATCAAGAGCTTGACAAAAAAATAAAAGAACGTTATACTAACTATATTGCTGATCCACTCTTGACTAAAATGAAGCAAGAGAAGTTATTTATTAAAGATCAGATTGAAAAACTTAAGAAAAAACTAGCATAATGCAACAGTATAATAGTACTAAATTTAAGGAAGAATTTCCTAACACTGAATTAGGTAAAAGTATTACCGGTACATGTGTGTGGAATCCTGTAGTATTAATTGATCGTATAATAAATCTGTTGAGCATAACTGATAGAAAATTCTACGAGACACCGATTATTGGTATGACTGTTTTTTGGTATATTAGTTTCCTATTAGAAAAACAGCCAACACAAATAATAGATATAGGGTGTGGCTCTAATACTTTTAAAAAATACATACCAATTATATATGGCATAGACCCTCATTATGAATCAGCAGACGAAAAAGATTTTTTTGATGATAGTTTTAGTAAGGGACATATGCAAGCATACGAGTCTGTAATGAGCATAAATGCTCTACATTTTATTTCGTTAGCTAATTATGGCCTTAGACTTCGGGAATTTTCTAATATTATTAAATCCGGAGGCAGAGGATTTATAACATTTAATGTAGAAAGAATGAAAGAAAGAACGGTTGATAATGATTTTAAGTTATTGTTTGGTACTACTACCCCGAGCAATAAACAGTTATCAGAATATATATTAGCTGAAACAAAAAATAACTTGCAAAATATTTTAGCGTATGATGATTATTTAGATATTTGCCAGGACGAATGTTTGAATGGAAACATTCGAATAGTCTTTGACAATTAACTAAGGTTGTAGTATAATAGTATAATGAATAGAGATTACGCAACAGGTAAAGCAGATTCAATAACAGTATTCACAGGTGTTGAAATAGAAAAAACTCCTGCGTTTGGTCTGCAGACTTTATTTGTTGTTGGAGTTTTGGCTCCGGAGACAATCATCGACCTCGTCACACAAAAGAAATGCGAGCACGTATACTTCGGAGCCAACCAATCATTCAATGGTAAGAATATCAATCATTGGGATAGCATGATTGGACATTGTCTAAGACTAGGTATTAAATGTACTCTAGACTTTGACGTTAAGTTTTGTGAAACAAAGCACAAGTGGTTAGCAGAGCTAAGCAAGTTCGATAACTTTATACCTCAAATAAGTGTAAAGGTACCATATTTGTCAAAGTACAATCGTAATGCTACACTTAAACTAGATGACATAGACTTTGATGCAACAAACCCTGGTGTTTGGTGTCATAGTATTAGTGATCTTAGATTAACTGACAAACTAACTACCTGGCCAGAATATGCCAACGATGAAATCATTAAGGAGACTAACAATGTCTAATAGAGTACTAATTAACTTAAAAGCAAAGTATGAGACAGAAATTGCTATTTCAATAACCAATATTGAATTGTTCTTAGCAAGCCCGCAAGGTGTTGCAGAACATATTGACTATGCAGAAACAGTTGAAAAAGAATTAGAGAAGATAGCACATGCCAATGATATGATGCAGGCAGTAGACAGAGTCATGGCATAATGGAACAGAGAGAACAAGCACTACGAGAAACACAAGGTCGTATTAAAGATCGTGCAGACCGTATGATTTGGATTACGTTACAGAGAGAAGGCATACACAGCTACCCAGCGGCGGCGAGCGACCCTAAGCTAAATACTAATGATGAATACGATGTAAGTTTCCTAGCTCATCCACATAGACACATGTTTCACTTTCGCATTGCGATAGAAGTGTTTCACAATGACAGGGAGATAGAATTCATCCAGTTCAAGCGATGGCTTGGTAATTTGTATAACGACTCAACTCTTGAATTGAATCATAAATCATGCGAAATGATTGCCGACGACTTGTATAGTCAAATTGCTATTAGATATCCTAATAGAAAGGTCATCATTGATGTATCGGAAGATAATGAGAATGGTTGTTCAATCGAATACAATACTAAAGAACCTCAATGGACTGTTACAACATAATGTTATACAGGATTTACACATGGCCATTGATCGATCTAACCCTAGACGTTTATCATCTACTCAAATTTTCGATCAGCTCGAAGAACTTGTCCAATTTTGTAGAGAACAAGGATTCCGATTTAATCCAGCGGATGCTTGGAATTTGCGTAGCTTTATTTGGCAACAGTACAATAAAAAGCAACAAGGTAAGAACTACCGAAACAACTGGCTCGATGATCTTTCCCGTCTAAATGGAAGAAGAACATACAGATAATCAGAACTTTGATTGGTTAGACACTCCGGACCGACACAATCAATCCCCTAACGATCAACTTAAAGAACACATTAATCAACTAGTGGCAGAATGTCTAGACCCAGATAACTTTATGCCCGATTCTGCATCCTACAAAAAACAAATTTACCAAATGAAGTGCTGGATTGAAGAGATCTATGCTATACTACCTAAGTTCGAAGAAGAAAAACAATGGGAAAAAGAACGTGTATTTGACAAATTAAGAGGACCCGATGATGGCTTCAAAAAACGACATAACCGGTGATGAGTTAAAAACTAAAGCAACTAATAAAGCATACGAAGACGGATGGGATAGTATCTTTAATAACAAAGAAAAAGAGATTAGTGATATAGCAAATGAACATCCAAATATTAATCAATTTGAGGCTGTCTCAGATCGTAAGAGAGCTGTTAATAAAATTGATCACCTTAAATGGTGTATGGAAGGCCAAGCACACATAGACCGTCCAGAATATGTATGGGACGTAATAGACAAGGCCAATCAATTGTTTATGTCAATGAATAATGAACAACGTGAATACTTACATGATGCTAAAACTGCATTAGAAGAAGCTGTTATTTGGGATAACGCTGTCAAGGTATCTATCACAGAAGACGACGGGTATACAGACTAATGGCTAACGTATTTTTAGTTGACTTAGAAGCAGTTGATTCTAGATATACAGGGCAATGGAAAACACATGTTCCTAAACTCTTAACGGATGCGGGTCATAATGTTACAATTATCGAAGGACCTGACGATATTCCTAATGCCACTACTCCAGGCGCTTTTCTTAACTTTGGTGGCACTAATATATACAAAGCTCGCCAAGTTGAAGAATTTAGCCGTTTGTTTACCAGGGGCAAAGTTGCTAGTGGTGACCACTTTATCTTTACTGATGCTTGGCATCCTGGTATTATTAATCTAAAGTACATGAGTGAACTGCTTGGTATAAAAGTATCTATACACGCATTGTGGCATGCTGGTAGTTATGATCCACAAGACTTTTTAGGTAGACTAATAGGTGATGCTCCGTGGGTTAGACATACAGAACACGCATTCTTTGATGCAATAGACCATAATTACTTTGCTACAGACTTTCATATTGATATGTTCTGTGAAAACTTGTTAGGTATGGACCCAGAGAATAAAGGCCAAGAGCAGATGAGGGCATTCTGGAAACATAATAAAAAGATTGTACGCACAGGTTGGCCAATGGAATACATGAATTCAACTCTTAACTTGTATAAGAATATGACAAAACGCAATCTCATATTATTCCCACATAGGATAGCACCTGAGAAACAGGTAGACATATTCCGTGATCTTGCATTAGCTATGCCTAACTATGAGTTTGTAGTATGTCAAGACCAACAGTTAACCAAAAATGAATATCATAACTTGTTAGGCGAAGCAAAAATGGTATTTTCAGCAAACCTACAAGAAACGTTAGGCATTAGTTGTTATGAAGGAGCAGTGGTAGATGCAATACCATTTGTTCCAGATAGATTAAGTTATTCAGAAATGTACACTGGTAAGTTCTTATACCCTAGTGAATGGACTGAAAGTTGGAAAAGTTATAAAGAAAATAAACAAAGTTTGATTGATGTTATTTCTTGGTTTATAGAAAATTATGAAAGCAACATACATTTAATCAAAGCACAATCAAACAGTCTTACTGAGAAATTCTTTTCAGCAGATAACATATTAGAAAATATTGTTTAATCTAATTACAGAGTTTGAAGATGCACTAGCGTCATACACAGGTTCTAAGTATGCTGTAATGACTGATTGTTGTACACATGCACTTGAGATATCGTTTAGAGCAACTGACGTTAAATCAACAGAGTTTACTCCTTACACATATATTTCAATACCAATGATGCTTATGAAGTTAGGTGTTAAGTTTGAATACAATGATGTTGCAACTTGGCAGGGCATGTATTACTTTCAGTATACTAATATTTGGGATTCAGCAAGAGCTTTATATGAAGGTATGTATAAATCAGGACAAATAATGTGTTTAAGTTTTGGTCATGATAAACCAATGACTATAGGCAGAGGAGGTGCTATATTATTAGATGATTACGAACTGTATAAGAAGTTAAAATTAATGTGTTATGATGGGCGTGACTTATCTATAACACCTTGGGAAAGTCAAAAAGACTTTGTGCTAGGCTATCATTATAAACCCACACCAGAAGAGGCACAGAAAGGATTAGAGCTATTAGGTACACATAATAGTATGCCTGAATTTAAACAATATCCAGACCTTAGAGAAATTACCATAAGTATTTGACAATGCCTAAATATACCTATATAATAAATAATATAAACTAACAATAAACGACATCCCCGTCGTTAACTCGGAGAAAGTAATATGTCAATAGAGAATCAAATTGATTGGAATGAAAAAGAAGATGAGGATCAGCTACTACCAGTAGATATTCCATTGAGTAAACGAATTGCAACACGCATAAAAAACAACAATGGACGTTACTGGTCAGGTGATAATATATCAAAATATATTGTTCCTCCTGAGAAAGAACTATTAATAGACGAAATCACTACTAAGTTTGAAGGTGTGTTAGACAGTCTGGTAATTGATAGATTCAATGATCCAAATTCAAAAGGCACTGCAAAGCGTTTAGCTAAAATGTACATCAATGAAGTTATGTCTGGCAGATACGAGCCTGCACCAGATGCAACAGCGTTCCCAAATGAAGGTGAAGATGCTTACACTGGTATGTTAGTGGTTAGAAGTGAGCTTAGAAGTATGTGTTCACATCATCATCAACCGGTTGCTGGTGTTGCATATATTGGTATTATTCCTAATGGTAAAGTAATTGGCTTATCAAAATATACACGAATTGCACAATGGTGTGCTAGACGTGGAACTCTCCAAGAAGAACTATGTAACGATATTGCTAGAGAAATTAGCAAAGCAACCAACAGTGAACACATCGGAGTTTATATACAAGCAACTCACGGTTGTTGTGAAAACAGAGGTATAATGGCACATAGCTCATTAACACAAACAACTGTATTAAAAGGTGCTTTCAAAGACGATCCAGGAACTAAGAAAGAGTTCATGGATAATATCAAATTACAACAAGAGTTTGCACCTAGATAGTGGTTGACCATAAATTCCAAATATTATATAATAGTAGAGTATTAACCAAAAGGAGTACAGTGTGAAAAACTATTCGCCCTTAAAGGCATTATTAATAGTTCTATTATTGTTAGTTGTAGGTTACAGAGTTGCTGAGGCCGCACCAAGGAATTGGGCAGTTTTAGAATCCTGGACTGATTCAAGTACAAACATCATTGAAATGCGAGAAGTGTACTCTAATCGTTCTGAACCCAAAGTTCAATCAACAGTAAGGGCTAATGGTGATATTGTAACCAGCACATATAATTCTGTATACACCATTCTTACTAAGACATGGAAAGAACAATATATTTCAACGGTGTTTGAGCGTGCTAAAAAGAAAAAAAGAGAAAGAGTTTTTAGAAATAAGCCGACTAGAACTGAAGCTATAAAAACAGACGTTATTGAATATTGGGTTAGGGACGAATTAGTTAGTGAAGTGGTTGATAATTCAGAATCTACACGTATAGCTGAAGCAAAAGCAATAGCAGAAGCAAAAGCAGTAGCTGATGCCTTAGAAGAAAAGAGAGTTGCTGAAGAAAAGAGAGTTGCTGAAGCAAAAGCAGTAGCAGATGCCTTAGAGGCAAAGAGAGTAGCTGAAGTAAAAGCAGTAGCAGATGCAAAAGCAGTAGCAGAAGCAAAAGCAGTAGCTGATGCCTTAGAGGCAACACGTATTGCTGAAGCAAAGAGAATAGCTGATGCAAAAGCCAAAGCTATATTTGATGCCTTAGAGGCAACACGTATTGCTGAAGCAAAGAGAATAGCTGATGCAAAAGCCAAAGCTATATTTGATGCCTTAGAGGCAACACGTATTGCTGAAGCAAAAGCCAAAGCTATAGCAGATGCGATAGAAGTTAAGAGAGTTGCTGAAGCAAAAGCAGTAGCAGATGCAATAGAAGAGAAACGAATAGCTGATGCCTTAAAGGCTACACGGATTGCTGAAGCAAAAGCAGTAGCTGATGCCTTAGAGGCTACACGTATTGCTGAAGAAAAGAGAGTTGCTGATGCAAAAGCCATAGCTGACGCAATAGAAGAGAAACGAATAGCAGATGCTAAAGCAGTAGCAGAAGCAATAGAAGAGAAACGAATAGCTGATGCAATAGAAGAAAAGAGAGTTGCTGATGCCTTAGAGGCTACACGTGTTGCTGAAGCAAAAGCAGTAGCAGAGGCAAAAGCAGTAGCAGATGCGATAGAAGTTAAGAGAGTTGCTGAAGCAAAAGCAGTAGCAGATGCAATAGAAGAAAAGAGAATTGCCAAAGCCAAAGCAATAGCTGATGCCTTAGAGGCTACACGTATTGCTGAAGCAAAGAGAGTAGCTGAAGTAAAAGTAGTAGCTGATGCACTTGAGGCAACACGTATTGCTGAAGCAAAGAGAATTGCTGATGCAATAGAAGAAAAACGAATAGCTATTGTATTAGCAGAAGATAGACGTGCTGAAGAGATCAGCATTGCTGAAGCGAGACGATTATTAGACGAAGCAGAAGATAGACGGTTAGCATTATTAGAAGTAGAACGGTTAGCATTATTAGAAGTAGAAGAAGAACCGGTAGTAGTAGTTGAAGAAGAACCGGTAGTAGTAGTTGAAGAAGAGACTCTAGGAGTAGTATTCGACGGCGTATTGGAGTTTGATGGTACTCCTACAATTATGGTCTCCAATGATTCTAATTATTATACAGAGTTGCCTGAATATTCAAACAATTTTAATGGTGCAATTAAACAAGAGTATGCTCTGGCAAGAGGCTGGACAGGAAAAGGGTCAACTATTGGAATACTAGATAGTGGTATTGATCTAGATAATCCAGAGTTTGAAGGTCGTATCAAATATAAGTATGACACACTATATGGCGGAAGTGATGTAGAGGACTTGTATGGTCACGGAACGCATGTTGCCGGTATTGCATCAGCAGGTTTGGACAACGAAGGTATAGTGGGTGTAGCTCCTGATTCAGATCTAGCTGTTGTTAGAATTACGACCACCGGAAGTTATTCAATGTCGAGAGCCAGACAAGGGATTACTTGGTTAGTAGATAACACTGATGCTGTTGTTGCTAACATATCAGCTAATACTAGTTACTCAAGGGGATACCGTAGCTCAGTGGTTGATCAAGGTAATGGTATATTCACCACTAACATTACTCATTACGGTGGTGCAAACTATTACAATTTAGAGGATCCTCAACAGTGGGCAGATGCATTAAAAGACAGTGAAATGGTATTAGTAGTTGCGGCTGGAAACCAATCAAATGGGTATGTACAGAATCCAGCTACATTTGCAACATCTACTGATGCTGATGGAAACTTGTTGCTTGGTGGAAAAATGATTATCGCTGGTATGTGGAACACTAATGTGTCTAGCGTTGAGGGAAGTACTGCCGGACATGTATGTAAAAACTGGACAGGTAGCGAATGTGCTGATACATATAAAACATCAGACTTTTATATATTGGCACCAGGTGCCAATGTTAAGTCAACATGGAAAGATGGTACTTTTAGAAATCTGTCAGGTACATCACAAGCGACACCAGTGGTGTCGGGTGCTATTGCAGTATTACATCAACAATGGCCTTACATGAAAGGCGAAAACTTAGTACAAGTGTTATTACAAACTGCTGATAAAACTATCGTAAATTACGATGTTAATATACATGGGCAAGGACTGTTGGATCTTAAGAAAGCTACAGAGCCAATTGGTGACTTAGGTATTTCAACTACAGGTAGAACAGGTACAGCAAGTGCTATATCAGGTAGTTTTAGTGCTGTGGGTGGGGGAGCCGAATCATTATTATCAAGTGTATCAGCAATTGATGCTATCGGTAGAGATTATACTGTTAACCTTAGTAATCTAGCACAAACAAAAGATTTAATTCCTGTTTATCAGTTAAACCACAAAGCTGGTAACTCATGGTCAAGCAAGTTTGTTGGTGGCACACAAGAGTATAACGGTATGCACTTTAATGCTTACCAAAGTGATAACAGTGATGATAAATCATTCAACAATGTTACAATGGGATTTGATAGCACTGCATTTGCAACTAGAAGTCCAGTAGATGGGAAAATACTCAACAAGTCATCGTTCACTGAGAAGTTTACAATGACAAGGAGTCAGTATTCTCCCTTTGTATCGTTTGATGGTATGTTTGGTAGTGTAGACAGTACTACAACATTTGAATACTCAACGTTATATCAGCCTAAAAACTTTTATGCTCAAGGTGGTATAATGTATTCACTAACTGACTTTGAAGCTGGATTAGTTAATGATGTTACTCCAATTACTAGTGTATATGCAATGGCTGGTTGGTCAGATGATAACATTAACTTATATACAGGTATCAAGCCAATGGTAGTTTATGGTAGCGTTAATCTTACCTTACCAACTAGCGTTAGTACAGACGGTACCATGAACTATACCAATCACACTGTTGCATTAAACAATGGACCAATTGGTTTCATTGGTAGTGAGTATAGAACTAATTTAGTAGAAAACCAGTTCGGTCAAACACATAGTTTAAAAATGTCTGGTGTACTTGACCAAAACAAGCAATACCAAATTGGTGCATTTTATGAGTTTTCTTTTTAAATGATCTTTGACAAAGTAAAGGATCTTAAAGCACAAGGGTTAAAGATAGGAATTACATTCTCAACCTTTGATCTTTTACATGCAGGACATGTTGCTATGTTATCAGAATGTAAAAATCATTGTGACTACTTGATAGCAGGCCTACAAACAGATCCGACATTAGACAGAGCTTCAAAGAACGCACCAATACAATCGATAGTAGAAAGACAGATACAGCTAGGTTGTAATAGATTTGTTGATGAGATAGTGGTATATCAGACTGAAAAAGATCTCCAAGATATCTTGCTCACACTGCCAATTGATGTTAGAATATTAGGAGTAGAGTATGAAAGTAAGGACTTTACAGGTAAAGATATTTGTATTAAAAGAGGGATTGAATTAGTGTATAATGGTAGAGACCATTCATTTAGTTCAAGTTCATTACGTAAAAGAGTAGCTGATGCAGAGAGACACCAATAAGTAATTTAACAAAAGATTTGTAATAATAATTAACAAGTAAAGGAAAAATATGGCACATGTAATCGATAAAGCATTTGAATTCTGTTATGGACATAGGGTACATACGCAGACATTAAACGGTGAGTATGCCGCAGACTTAAAATGTGCATGTAGACATTTACACGGGCATGAAGGTCGAATGACAGTTCATTTAACAGCAGACAAACTAGATGTTACAGGAATGGTAACAGACTTTCGGCATTTAGAGTGGTTGAAGAAATGGATTAACGAATATATTGATCATCAGTTTGTGTTAGATCGCAATGATCCATTGTACAATCAAATGATTGGTGATCGTAAATTACTGCCAGTTACTATTCCAAACACTGAACACGTAGCAGGTTGGCATCTAGATTTAAGTGATTTAGATCCAACAACTCCAGAGTATGAATATTATGAAGGATTTATGATTGTAGACTTTGTGCCTACATCAGAAAACTTATCATCGTGGATGGCAGGATTAGTACAAGTAAAAATGAAAAAACTTAATGTTACTGTACAACGTGTTGAATGGTATGAAACACCTAAATCTAGAAGCGTGTATTACACATAAGGAAGTAACAATGACTAAGAAAGCATATTATAATTGGAGTGATATTCAAGGGCTTACACAGGATATCATACGTCAAGTAACCATTGATCATAACAAATATGACTGTGTAGTAGGACTCACAAGGGGTGGTTTACCGCCCGCAGTGCTGGTTTCACAGTATCTGGACATACCAATGCACGCCTTAAAGGTAAGTCTTAGAGACCATGTAGGATCAGATAATTTACTAGATATGAAGACAGTATTAGGTGTTGGCTTTGGTAAGCGAATATTAGTTATAGATGATATCAATGATACTGGTGCTACTATAAATGCTATTAAAGAGAGTTGGGGTGACACATATGTTGACTATGCAGTATTAATTAATAACGAAGCTAGTGAAGCAACTGTAGATTATTCAGCTGTTGATATCAACAAACATGAGAACAATGCCTGGATTGTATTTCCGTGGGAAGATTGGTGGCAATGAGTATAGACCTAAAAAAACTATGTAACACAATTATGTCTCCTACCAAACGTGTTAGTGTATTAGTTCCTACACGAGCTAGACCAGAGATGATGTTTGATGCGTTAAAAAGTTGTTGGAAAAATGAAAGTGGTAAAGGTGGTGTTGAGTATCTTATGGCATTGGATGAAGATGATCAAGTATCACAAGACTATTTTGAAAAAACGATTATTCCCTATATGGACAAACACAGTGTTGATTATGAAGTACATGTAGTGCCTAAATGGGGGTATACTAGATTAAATGAATATTTAAATTATCTAGCACAAAGAGCTAGTGGTGACTGGTTCTTATTCTTTAATGATGATGCCAGAATGATGACCAAAGATTGGGACTCAATAATTCATAGACACACAGGTGAATTTAAAATATTTAGATGTAAAGACAATCACGAGCACCCTTACGCAATATTTCCTATTATACCACACGAATATTTTGTATTAACTGGATCAATTAGTCCACAACAAATGACAGATGCTTGGGTAAGTCAAATTGCTTACCTATGTGACATTATGGAAAATGAATTTGATTTAGAAATATGGCATGATAGGCATGACATTACAGGTAATGATGCCACTAACGATGAAGTTTACAAAGCTCGAGTTCAACTAGAAGGTGATCCTACAAACCCAATGGATCTTAATAGTCCAGAAATGAATGCTACAAGATACACAACATGTGCTAAAATTATGTGGTATCTAAAACAAAAAGGCAAGTACAATGATCACTTTGAAAAGGTAATCAATGGTAAAGGGAAAGCCTGGGACAAACTAGAAGCAAATGATCCTCATGGGTTAACTATGAGAGTAGATCCAAAGAAAAAATACAAGCCAGGTCAATCTACATCAAAAGAAGAAAAGGCAAGAAGTGAAAAAAAATAAACTAATAAGTGAAATTAAAACTTATTGGGATAATCAACCTTGCGGTATTAAAAAAGGGCAAGGTGAAATTGGCACATTAGAATACTTCCAAACAGGTAGCCAACGTCGTTACAGTGTAGAACCTCACCTTAGAGACTTTGCTGAGTTTCATCAATGGAGAGGGAAACGTGTATTAGAAATTGGGTGTGGTATGGGGTGGGATGCTGTTGAGTTTGCTAAACACGGTGCTCACTATGTTGGTATAGATATATCGCAAGAGTCAGTTGACCTAGCTAAACAACAATTTAAAGTATACGATCTCGATGGAGAGTTTCATGTCATTGACGCCGCAGATAGTGAAGCCCTAAAGCAGTTAGGTGAATTTGATTTAGTATATTCTATGGGAGTAATACATCACTATCCAGACATACAAGGTATAATCAATAACATATATCACAATGTTGCTACCAATGGCGAGTTCCGCTTTATGGTATACGCTAAGAACTCCTGGAAATATGCTATGATACAGAAAGGGTTAGATCAATTTGAAGCACAATCAAACTGTCCTTACGCAGAAGCATTTACTAAAGATGAAATAGCAATGCTATTAAAAGGCCGTTTTGATATAGTCACGCTTGCTCAGGCTCACTGTTTCATGTATAATGTAAACAAGTACAAGCAAGGTGAGAATGAATTAGAACCCTGGTTTGATGCAATGCCAGCTGAAATGCGTGAAGCAGTTCAAGAGTATTTAGGGTGGCATTTATTAATTAAAGCAAGGAAAATATAATGGAACTTTATATTGTTTTAGTAGTAGTTGTTGGAGTATTTGCCCTAGCAGTTTGGTCATTGATTAGTAGTCGGAATGATGTTAAGGGTAAACATACTAAAGAATATTACAACAAAGACAGGAATAGATAATGGAAAAACTTAAGGTAGCTGAAATATTTTACAGTTTACAAGGTGAAGGTAAATGGGCAGGGGTACCTAGTGTATTCTTAAGAACGTTTGGGTGCAACTTCCAATGCAGAGGCTTTGGTATGCCGTTTGGCGGAGCACCCCTAAACAAAGAACCTGAAGAAATTGCTGAACGTATTGCAGAGTTTAAAACATATGAAGAACTACCTTTAGTAAGTAAAGGGTGTGATAGCTATGCGTCATGGCATCCTAAATTTAAACATCTAAGTCCTGTACTAACAACAGATGCAGTACGTAAACGTGCAGAAGAACTTATACCTAACAATACCTGGACACAGGTTAATTATGAAGATGTTCATTTAGTTATTACAGGTGGTGAACCGTTACTAGGGTGGCAACGTGCATATCCTGAACTAATTGAGTCGTGTATGGATAATGGATTACAAAACATTACATTTGAAACAAACGGTACCCAACCGTTAAGCGAAGATTTTAAAACATGGTTAAAACATGTGTGGCAAGAAGAACGCGGTTATCACAAGATGACATTCTCAGTTAGTGCTAAACTTCCTGTGTCAGGTGAAAAGTGGAGTGAAGCTATACTGCCAGAAGTAGTTACTGAATATGAAAAATACGGATACACATATCTTAAGTTTGTAGTAGCAAGTCCTGAAGATGTTGAAGATGTTGATCGTGCAGTAAAAATATATAGAGAAGCAGGTTATACAGGTCCTGTATATCTAATGCCAGTTGGGGGTTTACCAGAAGACTATCATCTTAATACAGCACAGATAGCAGAGCTAGCAATGAAGAAAGGTTATAGGTACTCACCTAGACTACAAGTAGACATATGGAGTAACGCCTGGGGGACATAAATGGACAATTATATTTTTACAAGTGAATCAGTGAGTGACGGACATCCAGACAAAGTAGCAGATCAAATATCTGATGCGTTAGTTGATGCTGGTTTAGAAAATGGTGATCGCACAACAAGAGTAGCTATTGAAACGTTGGTAACAACCGATCAAGTCACTATAGCAGGTGAAGTTAAAAACTTTAATGTTGTAGACATTAATCAAATAGTGAGAGACAAAGTTAAAGATATCGGATACGAACAAGAAGGGTTTCATTGGAATACATTAGAAATAGACAATAGAATACACAGTCAATCAGCTGATATTGCTCTAGGTACAGATAGTTTCGGAGCAGGCGATCAAGGTATTATGTTCGGGTATGCTAATAGAGACAATGATGCGTACTTACCAGCACCTATCTATTACAGTCACGAAATACTTAAACGATTGAAAGACATACGACAGGATAATAGTATATTGTTACCGGATGCTAAGAGTCAAGTATCAGTTGAATATTTAGGCGATCGAGTACAACGTATTGATCAGGTTGTTATTAGTACTCAACATGAACAGGGCTTTTGTAACGAAGCAAGAGGATTAAGCAAGAAAGCCGCAATGGATGTGTTAGGTGAGTTAGTAGACAACAAAACAGTATGGCATCTTAATCCTACAGGTAACTTTGTAATAGGTGGACCAGATGGTGATACAGGACTAACAGGACGTAAAATTATTGTAGACACATATGGTGGTTGGGCTCCACATGGTGGGGGAGCATTTTCAGGCAAAGATCCTACCAAAGTAGATCGTTCGGCGGCATACATGGCCCGTTGGTTAGCAAAGAACGTTGTAGCAGACGAGTTAGCTGATTGGTGCCAGATACAGTTAAGTTATGCAATTGGTATTAAAGAACCTACATCAATTTACGTAGAATCAAATGGACACAATCGTAGTATAGAAAAATTTATTAGAGATAATATTGACCTAACACCATTAGGAATCATTGACAGGTTTGATTTATTCAAGTATACTAACTATAGTAAGAATTGTACATATGGACACTTCGGTAATAAAAATGTTCCTTGGGAGAAAATAGGATGGGATTGATAGATAGCATTAAGAAAGTAGTAGGTATTAAAAAAGAAATTAAAACAACTAGTAAGAAGTTGTCGGCAAAAGCATTGGCAGATAAAAATAAAGAGCCGTATATTAATATTTTAAGTATGGACATTGATCCAGAAAATCTTAACGAAGGAAGTTTTGACCTAGATTGGAATGACATCTTTATTGCTAGATTAATGAAAGCAGGCTATCAAGGTAAAACAGACCAAGATTTAGTAGACCAATGGTTTCAAAATATCTGTAGAAACGTAGTAATGGAAACATTTGAACAAGAACAGGCAATGAATCCAGGCATGCGTACTACTAAACGAGACCTAGGTAACGGTAAATCAGAGGTATCATAATGAAACTAGAAGACACTCCTTGGTTTGAATCAAGACCGTTAGTAGAGCATCCTTTATACTATGTATTTGAAGACAAATACGCTGTTACTAAAGGTCACTTACTATTTGTCCCAAAAGAAGATATAGACAGAAATATCAAAGAATGTTACATAGCCGCATATGAATGGGGAATGGATCTATTTCAAAAAGAGATATGTGATGGATTTAATGTAGGTCAAAACGTAGGTATTGTAGCAGGCCAAACAGTAATGTGGCCTCATATACATATGATTCCACGCACAGACGGCGATTGTGCTGACCCTAGAGGTGGTGTACGTGGTGTTATACCTGAAAAACAACAATACTAAATGATCTTACTTGTTAATGGAGATAGCCACACAGCAGGTGCTGAGGCAGTTAATCAACACGGATTTGCTTATGATGATCCTTTATATATACACATGGGAAGAAGTCCTCATCCAGATAATCTAGAAGCCAGTTGGGGACTAAAATTAAGTAAGATGTTAAACGCTACTCCTCTTGTACTAGCAGAGTCAGCAAGTTCAAATGATCGTATTATAAGAACAACTAACAAATGGTTATTAGAAAATCCTAGTAAAGATGTTTTTGTAATCATCCAATGGTCGACATGGGAACGTCAAGAATGGAACATAGATAATGAATGGTTTCAGGTTAACGCTAGTGGCATAGACGATATTCCGGATAGTCACAAACAAAAATATAAACAATTTGTTGCCAATGTAGATTGGAATAAATGCACTAACAATTGGTTTACACGAATTAAAGCATACCACATCTATCTAGAATCACAAGGAACTAAACATATATTCTTTAATGGTAATACAGACTTTAGTATGATAAAAGATCGTTATGATTTTGGTACATCATACATAGATCCATATACACCTAAAGGAACATATCACGGGTGGTTACAAGATAACGGACACAAGACAGTACACAAAAATAGTTACCATTATGATAATCAAGCACATAGTGACTGGAGTAAATTTATGGTACGACATATAGTTGACAACAACCTTGTTTGATCATATAATACTAGCATGAGATACTTATTAGTAGACACAGCAAATACATACTTCCGTGCTAGGCATTCAGCATTCAGGGGGAGTTCTAGCGAGGAAAAAGTAGCGTTTGCAGTCCATGTTACATTATCAAGTATTAACAAGGCCTATAGAGATCAAAGTGCTAATCATGTTATATTTTGTTTAGAAGGTCGGTCATGGCGTAAAGACTTCTACGCTCCCTATAAAGCAAATAGAGCAGTTGCACGACAGGCGTTAACCGAAAAAGAAGCAGAGGAAGATAAGTTATTTTGGGATGCCTTTGATGATCTTAAAGACTTTGTTAAAGATAAAACTAACTGTACTGTATTACAACACAGTAGACTAGAAGCTGATGATTTGATTGCAGGTTGGGTACAAAGTCACCCTGAAGATGAACACGTTATTGTGTCTAGTGATACTGACTTTTATCAGTTATTAGCCGAAAATGTTAAACAGTATAATGGTATCAGTGACGAATTACACACATTAGACGGTATCATTGACAAGAAAGGACAACGTGTTCTAGATAAGAAGACTAAAGAACCTAAGGTAATACCTAATCCAGAATGGATATTGTTTGAAAAATGTATGCGTGGTGATGCTACTGATAATGTCTTTAGTGCTTACCCAGGTGTTCGTAAAAAAGGTACTAAGAATAAAGTCGGCCTGCTAGAAGCATTTGAAGATAAAAAGAAAAAAGGCTATAGCTGGAATAACATGATGCTACAGCGTTGGGTAGATCATAATGATGAAGAACATAGGGTATTAGATGACTATGAACGTAATTGTATTCTAGTAGACCTTTCTCGACAACCAGATGATGTTAAACAAATTATAGTAGACACAATTATAGAAGGAAGTACACCTAAGCAAAGACCAATGATTGGTGCACAGTTCTTAAAGTTCTGTGGTAAGTATGATTTAAAACGATTAAGCGATAATGCAACAACAATAGCTGACTTTCTTTCAGCAAGCTATCCAGCAAAAGGAGCATGACATGGCAGTAACAGCAAAAGGAATTGTTAAAAATAAATTTTGGGTATTAATTGAAAACAAAAGACGTATAGGTGAGATATCAGCTAACGGCGTCGGACGAGGTTATTCAATTACATTTCACGGGTCAAAGGCAACTGTTGACAACGTAGATGAACTTAAGATTGGACGTAAGAAAATTACGTTTGTAGATGCACCATCACCTAATTTAGTAGAAAGAGATCAGGTCCATGGTTATCCTACAGATGCTGAACCGTTTAACGGAGTATGGGACTTATCACACAAAGCACCTATCTTTACTAAAGAAGATAACAGTAAGAGTTGGATTTGTGCAGGTTGGTTTCTAGTTAAAAAAGGACGTTCTTGGAAACAAGAGTTTTGTCCAAAACTAATTACCATTGAACGATATGATCATCGTGGTCCTTATGTAACTCCCGAAGAACTGCTTAAGGTTAAAGCATGACACATATAAAGCGTTTTATAGATCGATTAAACGACCTACAATCAACAAACGCTAAAGATTTTACTATGAGTATGCACGAGGCTAGAATGTTGCACACAGACATTACAAAATTGCTTATAGACACCAAAGACATTAGTACATCAACAAACGAAGTAATTAATATTGAAGTAAAAGGCAAAGACTTCTAGGCAAAATGAATAAATCACAACAGAATAAACAAGAGAACACCAGAATAGGTATTGTGGTTGTTGTATTAGTAACTATCATTATATATTGGATATGCAGATAACACCAGGTTAAGGGTAACTAAGCTGTATCAACTATAGAGACTTCTAGAATTAATAAACTACGCAGTTATTTGGATAAATAATGGTACTATATTATAACAGTATTATTAATCAATGAGCAGACCAAAGCCAGAAGTACTTGTTGAAATTACCAACAAGGAAACATATAAAACAGAACAGGTGTTAGCCAGTGATGGTATATGGGCAGTATATTTTGAAGCTCGACCTATTAATTTAAAAACCAGCAACTACCTAGTTCAATATCCAGGGCCTAAATATAAGAAAGTATCGTTTAGTAACCCAGGGCACGCTATTAATCTAGCAAAGAAACTCAACGAACAATTCCAAACTGACACTTTCTCTGTTGTACTACTAGACAAAGGCAAAGTAATTTATCCTGACAGTGGAAAGAAAACTAAGTCTAACTAAGCAAATTCTTGCTACCCTTAATAAGCCATTCTCATTGGAACTTGCATTAGCTACCTGGTGGACTAATATACAAGAGACAGGTGGGATGGGATTAACCCAACATGGATTTGCATTATTTACACAACAGTTAGATATCAAATCATACGAATGGGACATAGAACAAAATTCAGCGTTGGGCAATCATACAGTTCTAGCACTTGACAGAAAGATGGAATACCCTTATTATATTAAAAGAGCACGAGGTAAGAACTCCAAAGGAAAATTATATTTGTTTGGAGAGCGAGATGCTGTTATGATTAATCTTTGTGGCAGTTTACAAAAGTTTGTAGAGAATACATTAGTCTAATAAGTAGTAGAACATTTTAAGGAGAATAGTATGGCACAGATAGGAAAAGTTCATCCAGGTAAACGTAAAGCAAATCCTGAAGCAACATGTAACGGTAAACTAAGAATTAAAGGGTGGACCAAAGCACAATTAGAAGAAGCAATTGAAAAAGCTCAACGTAACAAAGAAAAAGCAAGATATCGTACTGAGATAGCCAGACGTTTTTCAATGGCGTAAAATAATCAAAATTTAGGTTGACTTTATATAAGTAATACCGTATAATTACTCAGTAATAAAGAAGTAGCCTTTGGGCACCATTTATGCACCCTTCGTCTATCGGTTAGGACACCGGGTTTTCATCCCGGCAAGAGGAGTTCGATTCTCCTAGGGTGTACCAAATTTGAGGAGAGATACATGGCTTACAACGTAAAAGAAAGTTTCATAGTTACTAACGATACAGCAAGTAATTTCCCAGGTGGTAAATATGCAATGGTAATAACTGCTGGAATAAGAGCTCATGATTTACAGCGAGGTGCTAAGCCGTTAATTCCTGGATTAGAAACACATAAACCTGCAGTAGTAGCATTAATGGAAATCGAAAAAGGTCTAATTACTGCTGGCTATCCGCATGATCATGTTGAGCCTTCAACTAACGAGAAAAAAGAAGAAACATATGACTAACAACAAAGACGATTTCAGCTATAGTAACGAAGCCGAAGAGGAAATGGCTCAGCTTCATGCTATCCATTTACACATGAATGCGGTTAGCGAAGTTCAACGTAAGCTAGCAAAACAGGCAGAGACGCCTAGTGCTTATGAATGTGAAGAATGTGGCGAGGCGATACCAGAAGCTCGACGATTAGCAATGCCAGGTGTTCAACACTGTACTCCTTGTCAAGACTACCTAGAAAGAAAAGGGGTATTATGATCGGAAGAACCACAGTTGTTGGTGAACCGCGAGATATAATCGATAAAGGATTATTTGATTCTGGAGTTAATTTCTTATACGGAGACATTGCAGAAAAGAATACAGCAGAAATTTTGTCATGGATTACATATGAAAATATTGATTCATCAAAAAAGAACCTTACCTTATATATTAATTCGATTGGTGGAAGTTTGTATGATACATTTGCAATCATTGATGCTATGAAGGCTAGCCATATACCCATACACACAGTAGCTATGGGATCAGCTATGAGTGCGGCCTTTTTGATACTTGTAAGTGGACACAGGTCGCACAGATTTATATCACCTAACACCGGGTTAATGTGTCACCAATTCAGTGATGAGGTATTAGGTAAACATCACGATATCAAGGCAGGAGTAGTTGAAGTAGATCTGTGCCATGACCGAATGGTTAATATCTTAGTTGACGCTAGTGGTCAAGATGTAAAATGGGTTAAGAAAAATCTATTAGCATCAAGTGATCAGTATTTTACAGCTCAACAAATGATTGAAATGGGATTAGCAGATAGCCTTTTTCAAAAGATATAACAAGGCCGCTAGTTAATAAGTCTGCACTCTTTGGAGTGCTTTTTTGTGATTATCCTACCTAAAACCACAACATATAGTATTTTTACTTGACATCTAATACAAGATGTGCTATAATTACACTGTAATTTAAATAAGACCAAGGAGAAACACATGGCTAGAATAAAAGCAGACAACTTCGGAACCGGAATCCGAACACACCAAGAATATGAAAAAGTTATTAATAAATTAGATAAATTAGAAACTTTGTTTATTACAACGGCAGTTATGATCAATACTGGTGTATTCGCAATCTTATACGTAGTAGGTGCATTTAATTAATAATCAGGAGAAAGAAATGGAAAAAACAACAATTAATGAAATACAAAAAGCATACGAAAAAGTTAGTTATAAAATAGATCGCATTGATGGAATAGTAACAACAGCGGCATATGTTGTTGCGTTCTTTTGTGGATTTATGGTGGTTGATCTTATTATAATTAATCTATTTTAATTGGTTATTTTGGTTGACCAAAAAATCCAAAACTGCTATACTTACTTGTAAGTTAATTAATTAGGGGTGATTAAATGACAACAGTTAAACATACATTTCAAGTAGGCGATCAAGTTAGTTACGGTTATAACGGTGATTGGTATCCAGCAGGTGCAGTTGCTAAAATTACTAAAAAATATCTAACTACAGCTGACGGTCGAAAGTTTTATCTTAAAGAGAATACGTCAAGCCAGTATGATGTTAACACAAAACAACACAGTGATGTTACAAAAGAATACTTTGTTAGTGTAGGCGACGGCTATTGGAGATTAACTAAAGGTGTTGTAGAAGAAAGAAATCCACACTTTTAATTTGGTAATTTTGGTTGACCATTAATTCGTTTATTGCTATAATGTATTTAAGAAGTTAGGAAAGTAATTTAATTTTTAGGGGTAAAAATTATGAACAACAAACAATTTGACAACTTAGAAACAGGCACTAAAGTTTTAATGAAAGCCTGGGATCATGAAAACAATAAGATTGTAGAAACAGTTGCAACTTACTTAGGTTGGTGTGATCATCCTGAATATGGTACAGCAGTATCAGTTAGCTATGAAAACAAAGATTGTCATCTAAATCATCCTGATTGGGCTGAGGAAACTGAAACTGATATAGCTATTAACAGCTTCACTAAAAATGTTATCAAAGTTATGGAGGTAGCGTAATGGCTTGTGATAACAAAGTAGAACAACAAATTGCATGCGGTCCATACGGAATGGACTCAAAGACAATCATCAGTAAATGTGGAACCACAGGAAATGATGGTGAAACATTAGTTTGTGACGAGTGTGAGAAGAAAGGCGTAATTCAAAATGTTTATGCGACTCGTCCTGCAGAGTTCGGTGC